AACTGGTGGTGAATCTACTAAAGAAATTAATGAATTTTTAGGTACTAACATTATTGTTGGAACTGAAAGAGCTTTAAAACAGGCACAGTCATTTCCAGAAGGGTCAACACAAACAGCCTTAATGTATAAACAGCTTGGAGATAAACTTGGTATTCCTGGACATATATTACAAGCAAAACAATTAGAAGCTGCTGCAAAATTAAAACAAGCAGATCTTCCTATTAAATCAGCCATTACTTTAGCTTATGAAAAAATGTCTGATAAAGAAAAGAAATTACTTAATAAAGTCACACCCGCAAGACTAGCTCGAATGAAGTTTGAAGCTTTTATGAATACACCAGAAGGTGGTGAAGAAGGAGCTATCACTTATGATGAGATGTTAGCTCTACATCCAAGTGTACAAAAATTACGTAAAGAAACAGAAGAACTAAATCAACAAGCTACGGCTGTTAAAGATGCTCAACTAAAACCAAAGAAAGGAGATTGGAAGCCATTACCTAAAGGCACATATGTCCAATTTGATGGTAAAGAATGGAGACAAGTAGGTTTTACCTTCGGGGGACAAGCTTATCAAGGAGATGTTGATGAGTATATAGATAAAGATTTAGTTAGAAGACAATTTTAAAATTACTAAGGTAAATTATGAGTTCTGATTATCAGATTGATATTGACACTCAGGCTCTGGATGATGCACAGCTTGAGTTAGAAACACGTTTAGAAGAAGAAGAACAACAAAATATTCTTCGCCAACAACAAGAAGAAGAACTTCAACTACAACAGGAACAAGTTCAAGCTGAAGTTAATGATCCTCGAAACAAAGAAGGTGGAGGAGGTTTTAGAGGAGCTGCTAAAGAAGTACAAGCTGCAATTGGCGGAGGTATTCAAGATACAGCTTCTTCTCTAATTACTCTTCCTGAAAGAGCCATTGATATGTTCAGTGGCGAGATGGTAGAGGAACAGCAAACTGACGAAGGTTACAACGCTGAGTGGGATGATTGGTTTGTTGATGAAGCAAATCCAATAGAAACTAAAACATGGTGGGGAGGTGCTCTACGGAGTCTTGTTCACTTTGGTACTATGGCTGCTGCAATTATTCCAGCTGCAAAAGCTGCTGGTTTGACAGCTGCAACTACTGCATTAGGTAGTTTAGGAAGAGGTGCTGTTATTGGTGCAGCTTCCGATTTAACTTCTAAATACTCACAAGAAGATAATGGTCTAGCTATTTTGAGAGATCGTTATAACTTTATAGATACTCCAATATCTACACAAGAATATGATCACCCTGCAATGAAGACATTAAAGAATGTCGTGGAGGGTATGGGAATAGGTGTGATATTTGATGGGCTAGGAATGGCTTTGGGTAAAGGTATTAAAAAAGTAAGAACTAAACCAAATAAACCTTTACAAAAAATACCTTCAAAATTACAAGCTGAATTTCAACAGGAGTTAAAGAGTATTTCTGACCCTGATGAAATGGTTGAAATTAGAAGAGTAGAGCCAATAAGTAAAGATTCACAAGTTGCTTGGAGTATTTATCAAAATCAAAGGGGAGTAATGTCTTTTGATTGGGAAATAGATGGCAAGCTTGGATCTAGTGTCGGAAAACTTGAAAAACAATTTGCTGGATATTTGAAAAATGATGTACCTAATGGAACAGTTATTACTGTAAATGCATCAAATGACACTTTGTGGGGTGCTAGTAAGGCACAACTAAGACAAGGTGGAAATATACGTGAGAGGTTATATAAAAAATATGGCTTTGGGTCAAGCGGTATTATGAAGGAAGATGGTGTTGAAATGTTTGCTGTTAAGACACCTGAAGGATTAGTGCCAGCTAGTAGTATAAAAGAAGCAGAAGAAATTCAACAAAGACTTTTACAAGGTACTGATTTTATTGAAGATGGTACACAGGATGCTGTTCAAAGAGCTATAGCTAGAGAGCAGAATGTCGAAGCACAGATAGGTGAAAAAGCTGTATTACAAGCTCAGACAATGAGAGGACAATATGGTGCATATAAAAACAAACCTATATCTGATCCTTGGCAAGCAGCTCCTAACTCTACTGGTAAACCAGCTGATGTCTTTTATCAAAAGCAGAGAATAGATTTCGATTATGGTTCCAAGCATGGTTCAACTGATAGTCCATTTACACAACGTCAGATAGAAAACATGTCTGAAAGTGCAGAGATTGCAGAAAGTGAAATGGAAAATCTGCTTAAACCATTCATGTCAGATGATCGAATTAAAGCAGAAATAGCTGGTTTAAAAAGTGGTGAAACATTATCAGGTAAATTCTATGATTCTATTAGAAAAGCACATGAAGTACTTGCTGGTAGAGAACGACTAGAAGATATAAACCCAGATATGTTTGCATCTTTTGATGCCAGAATGGATACTATACAAGGTGTGAAAGTTTGGCAAACAACTGATCGTTTAGCTGCTGATTTTGTAGTAGGAGCATTAGTAAGAAGAGCTAGAGATGCTGGACTTGCTGGTAGAGAATTATTTGATATTGCTGATTTAACAGATATAGACGGACCAGCTAAAAACTTACATGACACTCTTTTAGCTGCTGTAGTTCAAAGTAAAAGGTCATCATATATGGCTGGATTAAATTTAAAAAATCTTGATATTCGTAATCCAATAAGTAAAAGAAATGTTAGAGAAGCAGTTCAACAAGAGTTAGATAGTACAAGAGCTGCATATGAAATTGCTTTTAAATATGCTGGAGAGAATCCAGACGATAGTTTATTTAGAGCATATTATGAAGCAATCTCAATGAGTGACGAGATTCATAATTTTACTGATTTTGATAACTGGATAAAGAAAACACTAAAAGGTGGATACTTTAACGGTCAGAAAAAAGCTGGTGTTCTTACTAAAGAACTACAAGGAGTAATGATAAACAGTGTACTTAGTGGTACTAAAACTCCAGCAAGAGCAATTATGGGAACAGGTACAGCAACATTCTTAAGACCTTTTTCACAAGTATTAGGTGCAACCTTAAGTGGAGATAGAGCTACACAAAGAGCTTCATTAGCTTCTATGAACTCTATGATTCAAATGATTCCAGAAGCATGGACATTATTTAAAACTAAACTAAATTCTTACTGGTCAGGAGATGTTTCAAGTATAAAAACTAGATATTCTGAATATTCTAAACAACAGGAAACTTGGGAAGTTTTAGGTGACTGGATAGAAAATAGTGGAGAAGCAAACTTAGGAGATAAAGCTGCATACTACACAGCGAATATGGCTAGATGGATGAATAATAATTCCTTCTTTACCTACTCCACAAAAATTATGCAAGCAACTGATGAAACGTTTGGTTTTATTTTAGGAAGATCTAGGGCTAGAGAAAAAGCAATGCGACTAGCAATGGATCAATTAAATCAAGGAAATATTACTGAAATTACCCCTGATTTACTTAAGAATGCTGAAGATAGATTTTATTCAACCATAGTTGATGCTGATGGTAATATCACTGACAAAGCAACATTATTTGCTAAAGGTGAAGTTACTCTTACAACCGAACTAGAAGGATTTTCTAAAAATTTACAAAATACATTTGAGAAAGCTCCTTGGGCTAAACCATTCTTCTTGTTTGCAAGAACAGGTATTAATGGGTTAACTCTTACTGCCAAACATACTCCAATAGTAAATTTATTTGTCAAAGAATTTAATGACATACGTTTTGCTACTCCTGATAATTTAGGAGCAGTATCTAAATATGGAATTGAAACTGCTGAAGATTTAGCTAATGCTAAAGCACTACAACTTGGAAGGTTAGCTATTGGAGGTTCATTAATATCTATGGCTGGTATTCATTTTATGAATGGTGGTCTTACTGGTAATGGTCCAACTGATAGAAAGAAAAGGCAATTATGGATTGATGCTGGTTATAAACCTAGGACTATAAGTGTTGGAGGAGTACAGGTTAGTTATGACTCCTTTGAACCATTTAACTTAATACTTTCTACTGTTGCTGATATTGGAGATCATAGTCAGTTAATGGGTGAAGAATGGACAGAAGATAATTATCAAAAAATGGCTGTAGTACTTATGCAAGCTGTTTCAAGTAAATCTTATCTAGCTGGTATGCAGCAATTTGTAGATTTATTTGCTGGAAAACCAGGAAGTTGGGAATCAATTATTGCTAACTTGGCTAACAATACAATGCCTATGTCTTCGTTAAGGAATGAATTAGGTAAGCTTATAAATCCAGGAATGAAGGAATTGAACTCTGGAATATTGCAATCTATTAGAAATAGAAACCAATGGGCAGAAGGTGCAGATCCTGATGGTGGACTACCAACTAAGTACGACATGTTAAATGGAAGACCAATAAAAGATTGGGATTTTCCAACTCGTATGTTTAATATGTTCAGTCCTTTCAGTATTAATCTTGATCAATCTGAAGGTAGAAAACTTTTATTTGAAAGTGGCTATGACATGAGAAT